GAACCCCTTGCCAAGCCCCTGAAATGCCTAGCGTTTCGGGGGCTTTGCTTTTTGGGAGAAGGAAAGGTGTCGAAGAAGTGTCGAAGCGCATTCAGCGCTACATGCTCAGGAGTAGAAAGCCATCACTCGATTGGCCCCACCAAGCAGTAGCGGATCAATTGCTGCTCAACGCTCTGCTTCTGTCGCAAAACCAAGATCACTGCCACCTCGCCTTGCTCTTCGTGGAATTCGTAAAAAACACGATAGGGGCCGGTATTAAGCTCGCGATAGCTCAGCACCCCCAGAAGACTCGCCTGCTGGCTGACTGGGTAACCTTTAGGTGCAAGTGAAATCTTCTCTTCAATCTCATCCAAAAGGCTCAGTACTGACTGGAGTGCAGCCTGTTCACCTTGGAATGGAGCCAAGTGGTGGACTTGGTCTTCGATGCTTTGCTCTGCGGTATCAGTAAAACGAATGACGACCGGGGACATTAAACCTCCTTATTCTGGCTGAGCGAACCTCCTGGAAAGGCGAGCTTTCAAATCATCAACAGAGCGATGCTTGCCTTCTGCGTACTGACGGGAGCCAATCGCAAGCAACTTCACCAGCGCAATTGCTTCATCGCGCTGCTTCCGCTCAGCATATGACTCAACCACATAGGCAGGAACACCGTTCTGCGTGACGACCATTGGCTCGGATAAATCCAGGTCAGCCGCATGACGTTTCAAATAACTAATTGTCTCGACTCGCATGAGCCGGTACCTCCATTGCTGTGGGAACACTTAAGGCCTGGAACTCAGGTTCTACGGTGTTCGAACTCCACCACGCTCCATATCCAGGCGACGAGTGGGATTCGCGCGTCGGCAGTCTGTCTACCGTCGGCTCCAACATCATAATCCGAATTCAGACCGAATTTGAACCACCTCAAGTCTATTTTTCTTTCCCTCTGTCGACCCCCGCAGCCTTCAACCTATGAGCGGGTTGAGTCGAACAGCCTCAGATAGGTGGTCTTGGGAGAGGTGCGCATATCGCATCGTCATCGACAACGAGGCGTGCCCCAGGATGTGCTGCAACGTCACGATGTGCCCACCGTTCATGATGAAGTGACTGGCGAACGTGTGGCGCAGTACGTGGCTGGCCTGCCCCTTCGGCAGCTTGATCGAGGTCGACAGCAGCACCAGGCGGAACACGCCAAGGCAGTTCGTGAACGGCCCGTGGGTCTGCCAATGCCGGCGAAGGTCGGCGCCCAATTCTTCCGAGATCGGCACCGAGCGCACACGCTTGGACTTGGTGTTGGCGAAGATCACCGCATTACCTTTCAGACGTTCCGGCGTCAGCGCCTGAGCCTCACCCCATCGAGCCCCTGTCGCGAGGCAGATACGAGCGACCATCTTCGGATGTGGCGACGTGGTGCGCGCATCCAGGGCCGTAAGCAGTTCGGACACCTGATGCTTGGTCAGGTACGACAGCGGTCTTTCCTGAAGCTTGAGCGGCCGCATGCGCCCTACCGGATTCTCATAGTCAATGACGCCGAGTTGGCGCAATTCGTTGTACATGGACTTGAGGTAGCCAAGACGGTTGTTCGCGGTCTTGCCCGACATGCCATTGGCTATCTGTCGGCTACGCAACCGAGCCACTTTCGCAGGCTCCAGGGAGACAGCGACCGGGTCGCCCAGGTCCTTTGCCACCAACCGCAGAATCGCCACGCAACGATGCCCGTTGCTCAGGGTCTGGCCGTGCAGTTCATACCAGAGTTCGACCAACTCCGAGAGACGCCGACGGTCCTTCGGCCTGAGCGTCCAGCAGGGGTTTTCCGCACACTTCTGACGCGCGGTGGCCTCGAATTGCTGCGCCTCCATCTTGGTCTTGAACCGCTTGCGAAAGCGCTTGCCCTTGATCGGTTCTACATCGACGAACCAACGGCCATCGGGGAGCTTGGTAATCGACATTAGACGGCATACCCCCGCCGCAGATACCGATCACACATCAGCTTGTGTATGTGCCTTTCCAGATCGCGACGAGTCCAACCCTTGGCCAGGTAGTGGTCTTCGATAACGTGCCAGAACTCCAGTTTACGGGCGGACTCAATAGCCTTTTTTGCCGGGACACGCTCCCGCGCGATCAGGCTCACGAACTGGCCGAGAAACATCTCGCAGTTACGCCCGCTAAAGCCCTTGGCGGTCTTGTAATAGCGCCGGTACTCGGTGCGCTCGATCAGCGGATCGCACTCGACCTGGACGCGGGCGTCTTGGCTGATCAGGCTCCAGAAGGGATCGTAGACCGCCGTCCGGCTCAGCAGCTTGAAGCTTTCGCAGGCGTAGTTCCACAGTCCTTGCAGATGCGGGCAGAGGCCCTCATAGGTGCGGCAGCCAATGACCTCCCCCGAGGCCATACGCGAGCCTTCGGAGAATTGCTGGACGATGGAGTGATGGAAACGGAATTCGAGCCGCCACACCGTTTCCAGGGGGTTATAGGCCGGGTCGCCATCGCCGAACGGATCCCCGTTCAGGGTGGCCCACACGCTTTCCCAATAGTCGAGCTTGTCGGTGGCCCGAGCCTGGAGGGTCTTGTTATAGATCGACAGTTGCAGGCCGTTGGCCGAGCCGAACATGTACGTCTCGCCACGCCCGTAGACCGAGGCGTTGCCGTCGAATTCGATCCGCTCGATCCCGCTGATCTGGCGTACCCGACGCGAGCGGCAATGCATGCGGTCCACCAGATCACGAGGCGGTTTCCAGCCCTGTACGTCCAGGGCGATGTGCACAGCGGCTTGGTTGGTTTCGCAGTGACTCAGCACGGCAGCGGCCAAATCATCCAGCACGCCCTGGAGGATGCGCGGATCGGCGCCATCGAGGGCGTGAGGCGATACCTCGATCTTGAGGTGCGAGCCAATGGTGTCGACCTTGATGTTGTGGTTCTTGATTAGCAGGATCAGACCCATTTCAGCGTTCTGCAGGCGGTACTGATAGCCGGAGTCGCGACCGATGCGGCCCTTGGACCACTCGTAGCCGGCGAACTCGACCACATCCACCGAGAGGTCAAACAGCGCCATGACTTCCGGGCGCAACTTGCCGTTGTACAGCTGCCGCACCGTATCCACGCCGCACCGCAGAATGCGCACGCCTGACAGGTCGGTAAATTGAGCCGTGGTATCGTCGAAGAACAACCGCCCTTTCGGGCTTTCCAAGACCTGACCGTCCGACTCGATACTGACGCGAATTTGATGGCTGATTTTCTTCATCTTTAACGATCCAAATTGGTACGAATTGAAACCGCAATAGGTGGCTTATCTGACGTGTTACAGGGGCGTAGGCCGGCCCCGCCGTGGCGCTTGCTCACTCCGAGACGAGCCGTTCGCGCGCGCCCCGGCCAGGCCGGCTACAGCGGCCATACCGGCCCCGTCGGCGTCACCGCCACCGCGAAGAAAAAGCCCGCCAGATAGGCCAGGAACGCCAGCCCCAGGGCGGCGAAATAGCTTGTCCAGTTCATCGGCTCCCCTCAGTTGATCGAGCGCGGCAAGCGGCTGGTGTCAGGAACCACCGTCACCCGCACGGCGGCGCTGTTCGCGGCGGCGGGCGGCACGCTCGGCGCGGCGGCCTGAGCCGGCGGCGCATTGCCCAAGGCACTACGCCCGGCGCAGGCGGCATAGCCGGACCAACCGCCCTTGAAGCTCAGTTCCGCAGCGCAGTTGCCCCGCGGCACCACGGCATAGCCGGTGTCGGTCAGGTCGCGATCGGTGAGAGTGAATTCGCTGCCGTCCTGGCCCCGGACGGCGAACAAATAGGTGCGGCGCCCGGAGGCGGACAGCAGGGTCGCCTTGACGATGAAGTCGCGGCCGGCGAAGGGATGCCCTACAGGAGCAGCGCCCGGAACGCCTGGGTGCCCAGGTACATCATCAGCAGCATCAGGATCAGCCGCACCAGTAACACGCGCAGCACCCACAGCAGGACCGGCTTGAGCAGGCGCAGCAGTTCCAGCAGCAGACGGCGATACAGGGTCGCCCATGAGCAGACGAGGTCCACCGTCATAAACCACAGACCCAATAGCAAGGGCCGGAATTGCCATGAATAGAAGAATCTTAGGTTGTCTAAAAAGGCTCTTGCCGGCGATGGTGTCGGTGACGGAGCCGGTGGCTGTCGATTCATAGAGGGCGAAGGTCTCCTGGCGGATTTTCTTGATCTCGACGATCACGTCGCGGGCCGGCGGTTTGTTGTCCTGCGCCGAGTGCTGGCTTTCCTTGTAGCGGCCCCGAATGCCGATGACGGCGAGGTTGGAGTGCAGATAGGCCTTTTCCGCCGTCATGCGGATGTCGTCGCGGATATAGGCGATGTTCGGCGTGGTGAGGATGATGTCCCAGTTGAAATGCCGGTGCCGGGTCCAGGCATCCAGCCAGCCCATGGGCCGCCCGGCTGCCTTGGCCGCTTCCGGGCCGTCCGGGAAGTCGAAGCGCTTGAGGTCGGCTTCGCGCCAGGACTTCAGAAAGATCAGTTGGGTTTCGTCGAAGATGATGAACGCGCCACGCGGCGCCCACATGAACCAGGTGCGCATCTTTTCCATGTCATCCAAGTCCTCGAGGTCGAGGTTGATGACGTCGCAGCTGGAGGGCGTCTCCGGCATCACCTGGAAGATCCGTTCGCGGGTCAGGCCGCGCACGTTGGTGATGATGACGCGGCCTTTCTTGATCGCGGGGATCAGGTCATCTTGGATCGCGCCGGAGGTCTTGTAGGAGCCGTTCGGGCCGTGATGAATCTTGATCGCCATGTCACTTACCTATGAAGGGGATGAAGGACATGGAGAAGCGCGTACCGATGGCGGCGAAGATCATGTTCACCGCGTCCGGCAGGCCGAAGAACGCCAGCAGCGAGCGCAGGTCGCCGTCCAGGGACGAGTAATAGGACGTGATGGTCGAGCCGATACCGATGCCGCCGACGACTTCGCGGAACGCCTTGTAGCCGATTTCCGCGACGAACAATTGCATCTCGAACCAGCCCTTTATTGCCATCTTGGTCAGCAAGACAAAGGCGTCGGTGACGAAGTCATAGACGCCGCTATAGAGGAAGTCCCAGAGGGATTGCATCCACGCGAGAATGTCGGAGAGAAAGGGAATGTCCATGGCGTTTCCTCAGGAGCGATAGAAAACGATCCATCCGGCCAGGATCGCGGCGATGAACAGCACCACGTAGCGGATGACGGAGAGTTCTTGGGCGTACTGGGTGAGGCAGACGTCGTAGCGCTGGCCGAGGGCGGTAAAGTCCCAACACGGCAGGGAGCCACCGCCGGTGCCTAGGTGAATATCGAACTTGGAAGCTAGGACGCTTTCGAACTTGCCTTGCAGTTCCTGGAAGTCCTTTTGCGCCTTGGCGATGGCGTCGTCGTATTCCTTGATGGTCTTGTCGAAGGAGCCTTGCTTCGGCTCTTTCAGGCCACCCCCGCCGGAGCCGTCGCCGCCATCGCTACCAGCGCCGCTGTCGGAACCAGAACCGTCACCATCGCCGCCGCTATTGCCATCGCCATCGCCATCGCCATTGCCGTCGGGAGGGTTGCCGCCACCGCCGCCGCCACCTCCTCCACCGCCGCCACTGGAGCCGTTGTCGCCGCCACCGGGCTTGGTGCCGCCGTCGCTTCCACCGTCGCCGCCGGGCGGGTTGCTGCCACCATCGCCCCCGGTACCGCCGTCACCACCCGGAGGCGGACCGTCGCCCGGACCCACGTCGCAGCCGAAGGCACAGGAGCCATTGGAGGTGAACCAGTTGCCGGTGAACGAACCGATGACCTTGCAGTAGGTCGCGCCGGCCTGACCTTCAGCGGGACCGATACAACCGTCAATCGCACTGACGGCAATCTCACAGCCGAGGTAGTTGATGAAGCGAGAAATCGGCGCTTGATGGGATTTTTCGTAGAGCGAGCCGGCCAGAATCTTGCACTTGTTTTCCTTACACTCGCCGGTCTCTTTGTTGTATTCGGTGTCAGCTGGGCAGGAGTCACCATACCGGCCTATAGAAGCGCCGACCTCACCAACAAACTCGCCTTTGTCAAAACGTTTCAACGAACAGCTAAATTCCTCATCAGAAATACGCCTCAAAAAATTAAGCGAAAAGCTGTACTCGCCGCCCTGAGACTGAAAATAGGCCAGCACCGCTGAACACCCCTCACCAGGCGAGCCAAACGGCTTGTCGCGCAAACGGTCGATGCCATTAACCTGCCACCAAAAGAATTCAGCACTGGCCACGGGATGCCACAACAGCAAGAACAGCAGACCCAGCACTGAGAGAAACCGGCCACAGCCGGAGCGCATGTTGTTATTCATACAGTCACCCATGAAAAAGCCCCCTGCCGGAAACTCCGGAGGGGGCTTCCGTTTCGGTCGCCACTACTGGTATTGCCCGACCTTGAGCCCTGAAATCAGGGAATAGGCCATGAACGCACCCAGCATCAGGGACCAGATCACGTCAGGCCTTGCGCATCGCGCCGATGACCAGGGCGAGGCCAACCAGCACCGCCACGGCGGCGATCACCAGCTTGGCCACGGACGAGCCGTCGGTGCCGGCTTGGGTCAGCACTTCCTTGGTGGTTTCGTCGATCAGCGAGTCGGCGAAGGAGACGTTGGCCACGGCCAGGCCGACGGTGGCGATGGAAGCGTTGCGGAACAGGGTTTTCATTTTTTCCATGATTGGAACCTCATTAATTGCGCGCTTTGCGCATGGCAGAAATGATCAAGCCAGCCCCCAAACCAACGGCGAACAGCCCGATGGTCCCGGCGAAGCCGAGGCGGAAGGCTGACGGGTCGAAACCACCCATCAGCAGAGTCAAATAGCCCTCTGCCTCAGGCGGCAGCAGGTAGGTCTGTATCCACTCAAGGTGCGCACAGCCAACCGTGCCGTCCGCGTTCTGGACCCAGGTCTTGCACACTTGAACCGATACAGAGCCTTCCATTCGTACAGTCCTCAAACAGCCAGGGAGGCCGCTAGGCCGTCGATCCAGCCCCAGGCGTAGCCGGTGGCCAGACCTACCGCGAACAGCGAGAGATAGCGGAGCATCGCGGCCTCCTACGGCTTACGCCTTGGCGTCCGGGGACTTGTCTTGTTTGTCCTGGCCCTGCGGCTGCTGGGCCGGGCGCGGGGCTTGGGCCTGCGCTTGCGGGCGGGCCGGGCCTTGGGCGGTCGGCGCCATCGGCTTGCCGCCCACGGCCAGCAGATCCACGAGGACCTGGGTATTGGTGATCCGGCCGAAACGGTCTTGGGTCGGGCGGACCACGCTGGCAAACTTGCAGAGCACCGGCTGGCCTTCGAAGACGATGGCGTCCAGCAGGGTCGGCTCGATGTTGTATTCGCTGATCTCGAAGCCCTTGGCGTTGCCACGGGCACCTTCCGGGATCGGGGCGATGGATTGGACCGAGGCGTAGATTTCCCCGGTCTTGGTCGAGGTATAGGTGTCGGTCTTGGTGACCCACAGTTCGACGACGCCGCCTTGGGTTGCAAACATGTTCATCGGTGTTTCTCCTTCAATTCGCCTTTTTCGGCGTGAGTTGTCCCGCTGCTGCAAATTCGGCTGTTTCGCCTTCATTCAGCGGTGTTGGGTGAAAGTGATGTGTGGGGCGATCCCTTCGGGCCGGGCTCTATTCGCTAGCGAACCAAGCCAACCACGGGTGTTCGTCTCGGCCCATTCGGGTAACGATCCCTATCGCAACGTCGTCGCCGACGGCCAAGGGGAACCCTTCCCCTTGGAACCCGCAGAGCAACACCAAGGGCTCTGCCCTTGTCATCCCGCTCTTGCCGCCGAGGGCTCGGGAGCGCGGGGCGGAGAAGCTGCCCCACACTCCCCAGCGGAGGCTGTTTCAGGGGAGAGGCGTTCAAGGGTGCGCTCCGCCCGTGCTTCCGTTCGCCGGAACGGTGAAGCTGTTCCGACGAGCCGGGAGCGCGGCCCTTGACCGGATCGGCCACGGTGCGGGCGGCCTGGATCAGGCAGAGCAGGAGCAGCGCTTTCAGGGTCTTAGCAAGCATGGGTCAGCCCTCCAATTGGAATGCTTCGCGCACGGGCACAAAGGGCGTGGGTTTCCCGCTGTCGTACACAACGTGCCAGTACTTCGGCGGACGCCGGGACGGGTCGTGTTTCGCGCAGAAGGAACGGGGACGGCAGAGCCAACGGCCATCTTCCAGATAGGGCAGCCCAGGGGGCCGGCAGTCCGGACACGGCGACGGGCTGTGCAATGGGATGGCCTGCCTTGCGGACCAGCACACAGAGCAGGCGCAGTCCGGGGCGTGGGTTTGGCGTAGGTAATAGGGACTGGCGGCCATGGTTCATGCCCTCACCCCACGGATGCGGTACACCTGCCGAGCGCGTTCGCGGGTCAGGCCGAAGGAGCGGCGGGCTTCCTCTTCGGTCGGGAAGACAGCCACCGACTCTTCGACCCAGCGCTGGCATTCCACGCGGGAAATGCCCTGATGGACACGATGCCAGCGACGTTGCCGGGTCGGGCCGTGGAAGGTGCAAATCTCTACGAGGTAACGCATATCAGGCACTCCATTCCTGTTCCAGCAGCCAGGTACGCAACAACGCGCTATTCACCATGCGCAGCTTCCCCAGCTTCACGGACGGCAGCACACCCCGGTAAACCCAGGCGCGAGCGGTGCCGTAGCTAATGCCGTTGCGCTCCGCCCACCGTTCGATGGACTCCACATCCTGTTGCGGCCCTATCAGGGCGCCGGGGTTCAGCTCTTCCAAATCCATGTCGTACTCCAAGCTCAAAAGGGATCACGGCGGTCCCTTTGAGCAATGGGACCACGGTGGCCCCATTGCTGTCAAGACCACCATGGTCCATGATCACGACATGAGCAGAGAAGACCCACAATTCAAATTACGTATGCCGCAAGAGCTACGCCTCCAGGCAGAGCAAGCAGCAAAAGCGGCTGGCCGTTCACTCAACGCAGAATTAGTTACCCGACTTGAGTCGAGCTTTCTCAATTCAACAACCCAAGAAACTCTAATTTCTGCAAAGCGAGCAAAAGAACTTGCTCTTATGGCAAGAGAGGCAATACCAAGCGAAATTCGAAAGCGAGCTATTAGAGCAATACAACGAGCAGTAAGCCTCGGACATACTGAAGCCTATGCAAACTTGACTGACTTATCCCTTGAAGTTGGCATTTCTGACGAAGAACTTGACAATCTAATAAACCCTGTCATCGAAGAGTTAAAGAAGGCCGGCTACAGTGCCAAGCTTGATGATATTACAACGCTTGCAATTGAGTTCTAATTAAAAGTTCAGAGCCTGAGGAAAACTCAATCCATTAAGACGAAAGTTAATTTAACAGTAGAAAAGAGTTCCACAATGGACGATGGAGTTTTCAAAAGAACACAATAAGTATGTGGATATTTATGATAAGCTCAAAGTAGATCCGAAATTTGACGATTACTTTTTATGGCCTGATGATATGAAACTGTAGCGTCAACCTTTATTACATGAAGAACTAAGGCAAAGGTGCAGCTATAGGCCGCACCTTTTAAAATAGGCGTTAAGAATAGACGTCTTAGGATTTGTACTTCTCATAAGCATCTAGATATAGTCGGTCTGATTCGTCGCGAAACTGTCTACGTTTTTGGTGGAGATCCAAGAGTTTTTCACTGATGCTCTTATATATTATTTGATGCGCTTGGTTTTGTAGTTCTATCTCGCTGTACTCGTCTATCTTAAATCCATCTTCCAAAGCAGAGTTAACTAACCTCGACAGGATAGCCTTGTCAATCTTGTCGATAGTTTCATACTCACCCTCGGCGGTTGCAAAGTAACCTTGGCCGTTCTCAATTTTTAATATTTTCATATCCGTTCCTTCTGTCTATGTAAGCGGCTTCGCCCGCTTCTAGTGAGTCCATAGTTGCCTGGAAGTTGTTGATTCTTTTACCGTCAGTTGATATTAGCTCTTTGTCAGAGGGATGCCCCGAATATCTTCTGTAAATGATTCCATCTTTGCTGGCTTCTTTGGATGTAAAAATAATGTAGTCCGCCTTGATGGATGCCCCAACTACGCTATTGTGCGTAACAATAACGACAGGCATCATTTTAGATATCTCTTTTAGCATTTGGTTAACCTCACTCTTTAAGAAGAGGTTATCAAAAGAAGATTCTGGTTCATCTATTAATAAATAATCATAATTCTGAGCGTTTTTTATTTCCTGCAGTAGTCTGAATTCTGATCTCTCTCCTCCAGACACCTTGAATCCATCCTTGTTTAATATTTCATACTCAATGCAGGTGAAATATTTGTAGAGCTCTGAAGGGGTGAGCTGTTCGTTATTTTTTAACGCTCCAAGGTACTTATAAGGCTGGCTGTATAATTCAAATGCAGTGCTAAATGCAATATTGCGTCCGCTTACAGTCTTGACTTCTCCGGCCCTGGCAAATGCCCTCTGCTTTCCTACAACTTTGAACCCTTGAAAACTTTCTTCGAATATAATTTTCTCCCTCTGAATAAATTCGGTGATTTCAGTAAATCTTTTGATCTTCTTGTAATCATACATGATCTTGTAAAGATCGACGTCTTTAACTTGGGTGGCGGAGGTTCTTAGCTGGAGCTTGTTTCTAACATCTTTAATCAGGTCATTGGCAAAATTTCTTTTCTTTCTCTCGTAGGCTTTAACCCAAAGAAGCTCTATTAGTTCGCAAGCCAAAGCTTTTAGCGAGATAATATTTATATGTTTATCTATGATATCTCTGTATTCAATGTTTTCAATTAGTTGAACTGTAGATTTTATAAGATCGCTAAGAGCCAGGTCTTCACCAACTTCATATAGTGTCTCGTTGAATAGCGTCACCTTAGAGAAGGCATCAAATTTCTGCACTTCCTCAGCTGATTTTAGGAGGCTTTCTAAATAGTCCGCGACTTTGCGCCGGTTAACCTCTATATCAATATTTATGACGTCGTCGATAACGGACTTGAACGGCGCCAGATGGTTGTCGGCAAATATACTTTTTTGGCGAGCGATATCAGCATTAAAGTCCTTTTCGTACTCTGCGTCATCTCTTTGCACAAGAGAGAACTGGCGAATATATTTTACGTTCTCGTAGTCATCATTGATTCGGGTTAATGTTACGGTTTTTCCAGATGATCGAGAGCCTAGAATAATGTTCAGCCCGGTGGATAGTTTTTGACCATCCTCAAATATCTGGAAGAGAGAGTTTCCATCTGATTCTGATAAGGCAACTTTGGTTCTGTCGAGCAGGCTGAATTTTAAAGACTTTAAAGACAGGTCGCCACAATCGATGTAAGTCTGCCTAGTTGAGAACCTCTTAAGGCTATCAGATATGCGTAGGTCGCTAAATATTACTGGCGTTAGCTCAGTATTATCTTTAGCTAGACGAACGAATTTTTTGGGGCTATCAACTTCGCCAGCAGAGATAAATTCCTTGAGTTTCTTTATTGTTTCTGCGTGAAGGGATGGCCTTTTGTCGTAGTGAGGAATTACCAAATATCTGTTTAGGTCACCAAATATCTGAATAAGTTCGTTGAAACTTATAAAATCCCCAACTTTTTTTACCTTACTTGACACTAGATTTGATTTGATCTGAAAGTCTTCTAGATTTTCATTCTCGGATATTATAAGCACATGGCCACTTTCGAGGTTTATTTCGATCCCTGGAAATACTATGCAATCTAGTGCGCCTGATATTTCATTGAATTGACCGAGATCGAACATGTCGTGATTAGTTATTGCAATGGCGTCAAGCCCAACTGAAACAACATACTCTCTGAGTTTTTCCAGGGAGAAAGTAAAGTGAGAATCACTAAACGTAGGTATGGTGTGCATGTGAAGGTCGATTTTCTTCAATTTTCACTCCATAAATAACCAGAAGAAAATAATAGTACAGTATGTTCCATAACCGCGACGTACTGCCAGAAATGCTCGGAGACTTACTTAACTGATTTGGAAGCGAGCTATGCTTCTCACATTCCGAATGGCACTGCCATGGATTCACTTTTTGCATAGACATTGCCACCTAGAAAGTAAAGCTAAGAGGGTAGCGGGCTAAATGTCTAGCAATACCGTCAAAAATATCGAAATTATATGAGGCGAGTAGGCTTAGAAAGTCGTATCGAGTTGGCTTGTGCGGTACAGAAAATGCTACGTGGACTAGCTATCTTGAGTAGTGGCCAACCACCTAGGAAGATCCTTCATTTCATGCAGTACGCGCCAAACATCGATGTGGGCATCTTGCTCGACGTAGAACACAAGGTAGGGATAGCGCTGGAGTGGCCAGGAGCGTAGGCCGGGAAGATCCAGTTCATGGGCATAGCGTGCCGAGCCAGAGGCGGCGTGACAGCCGATCTGTTTGTACGCTCGTTCCAGGACGTCAATGAAGCCTAGTGCTGCCTTCTCGGCCTGTTCTTCGGGGTAGTAGGCAATGGCGCTGTCTACGTCTCTGTTTGCTAGCTCACGCGGGATGACGGGCTTTTGCTTCATCCTTGAGCGTTCCGCACGCGAGCACGGAGCGATTCGAAGTAGTCAGTATCGGCAGGAGCAGCAGGAGCAGATGCAGCCCCAGCAAGCAATAGGCCACGCAGGTGTTGGCGGTCTTGATCCTTGCGAATCAGCTCACGCACGTATTCGCTGCTGGTGCCGTAACCGCGCTGATTCACTTGCTCATCAACGAAGCTTTTGAGGGCATCCGGCAGGGAGATGTTCATGGTACTCATTGGATGTGCCTCTTGCCAAATTTTGCCAAGAATCATAGCGCGGCTTTGGCGGCTGGTGCCGAAAAAGTGTCGAAATTATAGAGCCGAATAGCGACGAATCGAGCACGCGAGGAAAGTGGAAAGCCCGTATTGAGCGGGTTTGGCACGAATTGACACGCGACTGAAACGGGTTCGATTCCCATCACCCGCTCCA